GTTTTGGTCCGCAAGGATCATATAATTCGGCCACTATTCCCTTAAAGCCTAGCCCTCCTGTAATTCCTAAATCAATGAGTGTTTCATCATCACTCCGGACTGTTTTTAACCTGGTGCCTCCAGTAACCGTTTTTGATCTTCGTAATTAGTCAGAGGTTTCAGCCTTCCGAGAAGGAAGGTGCCAATCTACATGATTGCGATCGTGAAACTTTATCACGATTTGATGACCTGACCCAACGGGGTCACTTCTGAATGTTTGTTGCTTGTTATTTCCATAGGTCCTCCTCCCACTTCTGTACAAACTCTCGCTCCTTTCGGCGCTCGCGTTCGAACATTGTTTCGGGTGTATGTCCCACGGTCAATCGACAAGCAAAAGTCGGTTTGTCCGGAACACTCGCAAATAGCGTACTCATCGACAAAGGCGGTGGTAATGTACCTTGCCGCAATGCTTCAGTCCAAGACTTTGCATTTCGATTAGCCACTCTTTTACGAGCGTTATCCTCTTTCACCTCCATCCCTACTCTTTGTACTGTGAATAATGTATCCACGGCAAGTAGACCGAAAAGGGTTTCGGTTGCCGATTCATCCTGGGCCTGCTGGTCCGAATGTTCAACGGCGGCGAAAGGAATTCGCTGTTTAGATAATTTCCTAATATCCCAAGTGCCCTCCGCAGGAATGACACCAATCCGGTACTTCTCGCTCTCTGTCAAAAGACGGTGTGCGATCTGAAGATCCAGTTTGGTCGGCATCCACTGACGCACGACACCCTCTGGTAACATATAAAATGTTGCTGGATATTTAGAAATTGTTTTGTGGTACTCTTTCCAACCTTCCTCATCCTCAACCTCCCACGTGGGTGGCTTCGGAACAAACGGATAGAAGCATGGTAAACCAATGCCTCCATACGCTTTCGGAACGAAGTACGGAACACCTCTAAAAGCCTCAGACAAGACAGTCCGATGTAAATCCAAAAATTGTTGCATAACGGTCATGCGTAGGTCCTCCGGGCAACACACCAATAAATCGGTGCATCGCTCAGCCAGACCGACGCCTGTTGGTTTATCTCCTGTATCAACTTCAACCTGCTCGCCGGAACGTGAAAGTCCCAGTAACAAGCCTAAGTTAACGTAAGAGGTCTCCCGAAAGACGACATCCCGCCATATTCCTGACACAGGGTCCCTAGCCCGATCAACGATATCCAACCTGTAAAAGTTAGCCGAGTTGATCTGCGCGAACTCCCGTGTATAGAAGAACTTTCCCACAGAGGGTGTAAGTCCTGCAAATGTTGTTATTTTCTCCCACAATCTAAGCCCTTCGAGCGTTGTTCTGAAGACACAATCGTCCCCATTCACCATTATCGTGGTCTGCTTTAATGACATCTTTTTCAAGTATGCCAATTCAAGTGACCAACGACACAGTGCAGCGTTCGCAATGCAAAGTATCGGAAAGGAAATCACGGATCCCATCAATTGTCCCCAAGTTTGTTTCAACTTCATCTTCTCATCATCAGGGTTTTGAATCACATGCCTAGTTAAAGCCTCTAACATCAGCACACGCGTTTCATCGTCGACCTCACAAAGATCGCAGATCTCATTAGCGATACATTCCGACACCCAAGGTGCCAGATTGTCCGTCGCTGCAGAGTAATCGCCAGAAAGATATCCTTCGGTTTCGCCGAGCTTGCTGCCCAGACGGCTTTGCACTTGCCATTTGTCAACAGGTTGACCAATGAGCGCAAAAGCAGGATTGGATTTCACCGTGGACCACAAAAATTTCTGCATGGGCATTAGCAGGAATGAGCGAATTGCTCTCGATTTTGTGATAACACGAACTTTCAATGATTCGGACAGTGCAACCATTCCAACACTATTTTCTTCTCTCATGACCTCCCCTTTCAGTTCGGTGACAAAAGCGTCAAAGTGCCGGTCCAATTCGCGCGAATCGGCTGAGTAGTCACTCTCAGCTCGTGGTGCGCCAATGGATTCGTGCTCCATCCCTTTGTTCTTGCTAAATTTAACATAAGACCTACCCATAGGCAAGTCCTGACCAAAGGTACAGTGACCCAATTCAAATGCTCTCGCCTGTAAAGCCGCGTAGGCGCCACCCTTTCCTCGATTCGATTCGAAAGAAGCCGACACACTCGGAAAATATACTGCACGCTTTCGCGACAGCATATAATCTCTGTAGTTGGCCTTCGAAAAGAGTTCTCGGACGGTGCGCTTCAATTGCGCCTCGACAGATGAGCGATCCAAAGTGGTCGAAATGTCCTCATGTAAATCTGCAAGATCCCCCCAATTAGAAAGTAGTATTTCCCCAAAACTGCCCTTCAATGGAATTTTCTTCTCATCGGTAAGTGCGTGAAATGTTTTCGTCAACTGTGCCTTCAACTCCGGTTTTCCCGGACGAGGACAGCCTTTCTTGACCTGGAGCACCGATTGCAGGAATTCC